CCTAATAATTTCACATTGAGACTGTAGTTCTGTTGACTAAAGTACATAATGGATAGTGTGAAAATGCATGAAATATAAGGCTTTTCCGAGGATTTGGACGTAAATCCAGGCCCTCGGATTTTCTGCGTTTTAGGAGCTGCAAAGAGACTGATTTTTATAGTTAGATAGAAGTGTTGAGTTGAGGTTGGGTAGACGGAAATATTGACACATAATCTATGAATTTGAAGAACGATTTTTTTGACACAGTTTATTGTGAAAATTTAAGAGGAAAATCAATCGTACTTTCTTACTTGTAAATATCATAAAATATAATCAAATATAATGAAATATTGACAAAGCACTTTTTTTGAGTATAATGTTTTATGGATATTTATAATTTTTTGTTTATGTATGAGATGCATAATGGCTGAAAATAGTAACGATAATTACATTGGAATAGATGAAGCTGCTGAATATTTAGGTATTAAGACAGTAACACTTCGCAATTGGATAAAAAGAGATGAAAATCTCCCTGCCCACAAGATAGGTAAATTGCGGAAATTAAAAAATCAGAATTGGATGAATGGGTTCAAAGTGGTAGTAGTGCAATTAACTAGTTCGGACTGGAGAAAATAGATAGATGGAAGAAAGATATATTCTTTATAACGAAAGTTGTATGGATGCGATGAGTAAGATGGAAAATGACTCAATCGATTTAGTACTTACGGATCCCCCCTATAATTTAGGACTTTTTATGAAAAATAGGGCAACAAACCTTAAGGCGATGAGAGAAAATTTCTTTGGCGCTGCAGGTTGGGATGATTTAGAATTTGATGAATGGGAAAAAGACATGGATGATATGTTTGCTGAACTTGCAAGGGTGATAAAACCACGTGGATCAGTGATTATGTTCATGTCAATCATAAAGGTAGAGTCGATAATAAAGTTAGCTGAAAAACATGGCTTCTACTATAAAACAACTGGTATTTGGCATAAAAAGAATCCAATGCCGAGAAATATGAATTTACATTTTATAAATTCAACGGAAGCGTGGATATATTTTACCTATAAAGCACATACAGGGACCTTTAACAATGAAGGAAAAGCAATTCACGACTTTGTTGAAACATCATTAACACCAAGAAGTGAAAAGAAATACGGGAAGCATCCAACCCAAAAACCAGTGCAGTTACTTGAACATTTTGTAACAATTCTGTCAGATGAAGATGATGTTGTTTTTGATCCGTTTTCAGGTAGTGGAAGTTCAGGAGTCGCAGCATTGATGCATAATAGACGATTTATTGGCTCGGAAATTAACACTGAGTACTATAAAAATTCAAAGGAAAGGCTCAGTGGTATGATTAACAATGGATAAATTGAAAATGATAGACCTTTTTGCGGGTGTAGGTGGTCTTTCGTTAGGGTTTGAGCAGGCCGGGTTCGAGACTGTAATTGCTAACGAGTATGATGTATCTATTGCAGAAGCATACATTAAAAATCGATCCAATGCGAATATGGTAGTAGATGATATAACAAAATTACGTATTCCCGATACGTTTGGAAAATATAAAAATAAGGTTACATTGGTTGTAGGAGGGCCGCCTTGCCAGGGGTACTCACAAAAAGGACAGAGGAAAACAATCAATGACCCTAGAAATTTCCTTTTTAAATACTTTGTTGAAGTGGTAAAGGAAGTTGAACCACAGTATTTTGTTATGGAAAATGTACCTAACTTGTTGACTGCAGAGAAAGGATTTTTCAAGCAAGAATTAGAAAAACTCTTCACTGATTTAGGGTATACAATAAATGCACAGGTACTTTGCGCTGCAGATTATGGAGTGCCACAGAATAGACATAGAGCCTTTATTATTGGAAAACATGGTACCTCCAAAGTTGAAATGCCAAAAAAGAAGGACAAGAGAACAACCATATGGGACGCCATTAGTGATTTGGCATATCTGGAGTCTGGTCAGGGAACTGAAATTTCAGAATACCTTACGCAACCAGAATCCGATTACCAGAAGTTGATGAGAGAAGGAAGTAAACAAGTTTTTAATCATAGAGCAACGAATCACTCGAAAATAGCATTAGAGAGACTCAAACTGATTCCACCAAAGGGTGGAAAAGAATTTCTGCCCCCAGAACATCTGACAAAGTCTATATATAGTGGAACATGGGAGCGTATGGATGCAGATGATATTTCAGTGACAATTACAACTCGTTTTGACACGCCTTCATCTGGTAAATTTACACACCCATATCTTAATCGAGCAATAACAGTAAGGGAAGCGGCTAGAATACAATCATTTCCAGATAGTTTTCATTTCTATGGTACTAAAACATCACAAATGAAACAGGTGGGAAATGCAGTACCTCCTATGCTTGCTAAAGCAGTTGCTGATGCGATTATTAAAGATATGAGTAAGTAATGTATATAAAAATTTGAAAAAAAGAATTATTGGTTTATAGGCAAGGACATCCTTGCCTTGTACTGATATAGAAAGGATAAGAAAATGCCAACATATATTGTTTATGATTCAAAGATTAAAACAGGAACAAAGTATTTAACAGAAGAGGTTGCGTATTTTTTAGGGGGAATCTATGCGGCTGATGAAAGCGTAATGAGTAATGGTAAGACATACTGGGCAGCTCCAGTTAGATATAATCCAACATACTCAACTACAACAGAAACAGCTGAACATTTTGATTTTGTAAGTACTATCTCTTCAAAAGTGAATGGCTATACAGTTATGAAAGATAACATTAAAGGCACTTCACTTGATTCAGGTAAAAATAGATTACCGGGGTTTAGTACTTTTTTTGAATCTACAGGATTGACTGATCTTCTTGTAGAGATTCCCAATTTAAAGACTGCTTTATTTGCGTCATCGAAGGAAGTAAAGAAAGCATTTATTATTGGTGTTATAGATGGTAGAGGAACACCCGATGTAAGTGCAGCAAAGAAGATTATTAGATATTTGTCATTAGATTGTCCTAATAATACCATTGGCAGTTTTCTTTCAGATGTGATGACTAACTATGGTCTTGATATAAACTATAATACTGCCCGTGATCGCTTAGAGGGTGGTAAACCAAGAAAACCACAGTTGAGAATCAAGAATGTAGAATATTATATGGAACATTTGGGATATATTTCTCCAGCAAAAGTAAGAAAACTAAAAGATGTTTATGATGCAAAGTATGGTCATTCAAGCATTACTAATGATAGTTCATTTTTAGCTGGATTAAAATATTTGAAAGGTTAAGGGAAAAAGAAATGGCTGAAAATATTATTTTTTATGGACCCCCAGGAACTGGAAAGACGTATTTGTTACAGTCGATAATGAATGATTACATAGATTATGACATTACAGATACACAGCTTAAGTCAGCGTATACGCTCGAATCAAAAGATTGGATTTTAATAACATTAGTGCTTTTGCAGAATCAAGGTAAAATGCCTACGAAAGACATTCAGACAAAAGTTGATAGTTTAAGCTTGGGAGTAACAATTAATGTTGCAGCAGAATTGGATAAGCACAATATTGAACAGCCGCCAATACCTGGAGTAACTAGAGAACAACCCAGAGTTTTCTTCTCAACAAATCCGGGAGAGTGGTATGTCGATTTAATTAGAGTTCAGCAGGCAAGAGCAGATTTCTTTAAGAAATTTCTAAGTACAGCGGGAATTACTAAAAGATATGATTTTGTTACTTTCCATCAGTCTTATTCATATGAAAACTTTATTGAAGGAATTAGACCTGAATATATAGCAGCTACAAAGAGTATAGATTATTCTCCAAAGGATGGAGTTTTCAAATCTCTTTGCGAAAAAGCGCTAAAGCATAAAGAAAAATCATATGCCATTTTTATTGATGAGATAAACAGAGGAAATATCTCAGAGATTTTTGGAGAACTTATCAGTTTAATAGAAGTTGATAAAAGGGAAGGTGAAACCGGTGCGTTGTCAGTAGTATTACCTTATTCCAAACAAACATTTTCAGTTCCATCAAATATTAATGTATATGGAACAATGAATACTGCTGATAGATCTATAGATCAGATTGATATTGCATTAAGAAGAAGGTTTAAATTTAGACCAATGCTTCCAAGTGCAAAAGTAATAGAACAAGAATTAAACCTTCAGGGCATTGATGCACATGATATTGATGGGATTGATTTAATTGAATTATTTAATGCTCTTAATGCTAGAATTGAGATTTTACTTGATTCGCAGCATTTATTAGGTCATGCATTGTTTATTGGCTGTAAGTCAGTTGATGATGTAGCTAATGTAATTAGAAATTCTGTCGTACCATTGCTAGAAGAGTATTTTTATGATGATGTGCAGAAAATACAGATGGTATTCAATGACTTAGATGGCAATGGAGATTTACGAACTACAGCAATTTATCTTCATACAGATTTGGTGGTTGATGATTATTTTGCTTTTACAGGTGATTACATGATTGATGACAAAAAACACTATTATGTTGCGGAAAATATAAATGATAAATCATTGGAGCAGATATATAAATGATAGATACTATTATCATCAAAGAATACGACCAACTTCATATTAAAGATGAGAGAGATGTTGAACATAATACGATTTCTAAGGAAGATGCTTTGGCTTTACAATCAATTATTATGGATGATGAGCCCGTTTTTAAGTGGGGATATAAAAAACTTATAGCACAGCATTGGGTGGGAACGATTTCATTAAAAGATCTAAACATTGAGATTCTTCCCAAACTGTACGGATATGTATCGACTGATGATTTGAGAATAGTTCTAATGAGAATGATTACAATCTCACATCAAAATCCATCAGTAAGAGAAATGCCTGGAATGGTTAAAATGCAAAAGAACTCCTTGATAGAAATGTTGATTGATACATACTTGAATGCCTTGGAGAAATATGTAAAGGAAGGACTTCAACATTCTTATAAGAAAATCGATCAGAATATTAGTCGTGTAAAAGGAAAAATATTATTTGGAAAACAGTTTTCCAAAAATATCTTAAATCCAACTAAGTTCTGGTGTCGTTTTTCTAAGTTTACTGATGATAACGAAATAAATCAATTTATGAAGTTGTGCCTTATGGAAATGAATAGAGTAAGTAAGGACAGTCAAAATAAGAGACGCATTAAATACTTTCTGCCAATATTTGATGACATTGCCACCGTCAAAAAAGAAAAGGTTTTAGCAAAAACAATCACTTTTAACTCTACTAATCATAGGGTGGAGGAAACATATAGGTATGGAGTCTTATTTTTGAACAATATCTTTAGTACTTTGAGTGCTGGAAATACGTCTATAAGTATGATGCTTTTTAATATGAATGATGTATATGAATTGTTTATATATAGAGTGTCTAGAATAGTATTTGGTAAAAATTCAATTTATCAGATGAGAGGAAATTATTTACTAGAGAGAAAGTCGGACTCCAAAAGATTTATTGGATTACGTCCAGATATAACAATAAAGAAAGATTCTGGTAAGTTGGATATTATAGACACAAAATGGAAAATCCCCAAGAATTTTGCTAAGGAAGCAGACACGTATCAGATGAATGCCTATTCCTCAAGTATAAAAAATGTAGAGCGAATTATTTTACTGTACCCATTTGTGAAGAAAACTAAAATAGTGGATGAGTATAGTTTTTTAGACATGGCAGGAACAAAGAGACCATTGTGTATTAGAACAATTGATTTAATGTTGGTTCTTGATTGGAAAGCGTTTTTAGATGAGTTTAAGAATGCTGTGGTTTAATGGTAGTTGACTGTAAGGGCTTGAAGGAGGAATTTTATTTATGGGAGCAGACCGCTCATTTACTGATTATGTAAAGAAAAGATTTGATAATAATTTTTGGGCGGTAGCTGATGAGTACTTAAGTGAAAATACTGACCTAATAGAAAAACTTGCTGAAAAGTTACATCGAGTAGGAGAACATGAGATTTCTGATGTTAAGACGGAATATGTATGGGTTGAGGATCAGCCTGGCATGGAAATCCGTTTTGATGTTGCTCTGTCTGTGACAATTGAAATTAAAGATGGTGATTACCATTATGATGATAGTGTGGAGAGAACGATATGGATAATTGTGAATTGCAGAGGTAATTTTGATACAAATCTAGATGACTTTGAGATCCTTGATTATGGGTACTACAACGGAAAGAGTAAGGCTCAACATCCTATGGATGACTCTCTGGTTCCATATATCACGAGTGACAAGCTTGAGCAGGAAGCAGAAGCCTTCTTACAAAGATATTTCCCAGAAGCATTAAGAGTACCATTACGTGGGCAGGCTCCAGTGTGGGTTGACCCAACAGAGTTGGCAAAGAAGATGGGGCTAAAAATAAACAGTCATCGTATTAAAGAAGATGCATCTATTTTTGGACAGCTATATTTTGTGGACACTGAGGCAGATATTTTTTCTGAAACTGAAGATAAAAATGTTAAAACCCATATTTCTGGAAAAACAATAATGGTTGACCCTCAGACGTATCTTTTACGAAACTTGGGTTCAATCAACAATACAATTATCCATGAGTGTGTGCACTGGGACAAACATCGTAAAGCGTTTAAATTAGAGCAACTATATAATGAATCATCAACATGTATTAGCTGCGTGGTTGTTGGTGGTGCTGCTACTGGAATTTCCAAGAAAGCAACTGAATTTATGGAGTGGCAAGCCAATCAGCTTGCTCCAAGAATTCAAATGCCAAAAGAACCATTTATTCAGCGAGCTAAAGATTGCATTAGTAGATATATGCGAGAGCTGAATTTGGCTCATGAAATTGATGTCATGGAAGCTGTAATTGAGACCTTGGGTATAGAGTTCGGGGTTTCACGCCAGGCAGCAAAAATTCGATTGGTAGAGCTTGGATTTGAAAGTGCTATAGGAACATATACTTATGTTGATGGACATTACGTAAGACCACATAGCTTCAGCAAGAAAACACTTGAACTTCATCAAACCTATACTATTCCGACTCAAGATGCTTTAATTCAGAGATGTATTAACCCTAAGTTAAAGGAGAAGACTAAAAATGGTGATTACCTCTTTGTAGAAAATCACTATGTGTATAATGCTCCATTGTATGTTGATTATGATGAGGATGGTAATCTTGTTCTGACAGACTATGCTAGATCGCATATGGATGAATGCTGTCTTGTTTTTGATATGACAGTGGTTACCAAGTCGATTAATAATGCATATCATACTTTGTGCTATCTAAATCGTGAACCAAGCGATATTACATTTGAGGTGAAGTATCACAATGGTTACGAAAATTCACCACAGGAGAGACAGGTCGCTTTGCGACAGAAGCAGATGTCTGAATGGATGGATATAAGAAGGAAAATGACCGATGATCAAAGTCAGTGTATGGAGCTACTTCTTGGTTGGAGAAAGATGAAGTGTACAGAGTTAGCAGATTCTATCGACATCAGTGAGAAAACAGTTAGGAGAATCACCAAGGGTGAAAATGCGCCTGAGTTGAAGACTGCTGTTAGAATCTGTTTTGCATTACACCTGCCACCTATGATAAGTGAAAAACTATTAGAGGTGTTTGGATGTAAATTGATGCCGATGAACCAAGAACATCAATGGATAAAAGAAGCATTGGTTCTTAAATATCCAGAGTCATATGATTTAGTTGTGGTGTGGCTTTCAGAATTTAATGTAGAAATATAAAAATTTTTGAGTAAAAGCGAACATTCAATGTCCGTTTTTCGATATGGATTTACGGAGAGAAGGTGTTACATTGGGTTATACAATGACTGAATTTATAGATAATATGTTGGATAATTATTTTGAGAATAGAAGTCTGTATGATATTTCGCCATTCTCTGTAGAAAATTTGCGTGATTGTATTTTGTTTGAAATAATCAAGACAGCATATGATGAGTCAGGAGAGAAAAAATCTCTTCGTGCTAATCGTGGATCAGATGATGATGATAAGAGAATGCGTGACAGTAGGTGGATGTCTTATGCTCAGCATTACAGAACGCTCCAGTACTATCATATTATGGATAGTGCAAATATTAGTATCCCAGAATTATTGCCAGATAATGTGAAGTCTATGTCTGGGAAAATAGAAGGGCATAAACTGACTAAAATGCAGTATTTTGAGATTAATACTATGGCGAATATACCAATATTTAAGTCAATCGTAAGTAAGCGAATCTGTTATGTTAAAAAGATTTCGAATGATGACTTTATACGTGGTATGGAAGAGTATGATAAACTTGTTGTGCATCTGATTAATTTATTAGATGGAGATGTTGAAGATGTGCTATTTGGATCAATTGCTCTATTCACACTCGAATGGAAATATAATATAGAACTTTTTTATAATTGTGCTGTTGAAGCGGAAAAAAGAAAAATAAGTGAAGTTCCTGTACATAGAATTGCAGCCTTGTGTGCTGAATTATCGATTCCACTTCCACCGTATTTTACTACAAAAATTCATACTGAAAGCAGATTCGTTCTTCACAGATTGGATCTAGTTTCGTATCTATATTCTGAAAAAGATAAGATGTGGGATGAAGTTGAAGCTAAATTTTATGACTATTTTGTTGTAAAGCATTATATTGAAAGTGAAATTGTTCATAAGTGGTCTATGTCAGAGTACTTTATAACACACATACCACGTGAGCGATGGGTGGAGTTTATCAGAGAACATTATGATCTTCGTAAGATATATAAACCAAAAGAATGGAATAATAAAAGAGTACGATACTTCAGAAAAATCGTAGGAGAGATGGTTAAAAATATGCCAGTACCAAAGTTATAATATCGTTTTTCCGGATTTCCGTTCTTAAAAGCAAATTGAATATTGGACTAGAATTAAGCCAGTTCATGAGAGTTAGAAAACTTTTATGAGCTGGCTTTTTTGTTTTTTACGAGACTTGAGAGCGGACATTCAATGTCCGTTTTGCAAAAAATTATCGTGATATCTTAGGACTATAAATAGAAATGGAGGTGATTAGGAATGGCTAAGAACTCAAAGCAAACATCCAAAGCAGTTGCTTCTAAAGCAAGCAAAGTTCTTCGTGACGGTCGTTACAGCAAGACATCAAAGTCCGTAGTTGGAAGTGCATTAGCACAAACAAGACCAGTAAAGCGTAAGTAATACTGGCAACAAGGGTGGACAGAGCAGGATTGGATAATCAACCTGTCCACCTCCCTTCGGGGAAAACAAAAATATTAAATATCACAAGGCCTGATTAGCTATAAGGGCATTGGGATACAGATATCGGCATCGATCACAGGACAACCTGTGAAAGGTGCGATAGAAGTACCCTTATTTCCTTATGCCCTTTTTCAGGCAATTCATGGGTCGGTACTTCTATAAGCACCGACCCTATTTGTTTCCTATGCCCTTCTGCAAGAACCAGGCAGAAAGGCAGGAACTTTATGAAAATCAAGATTCGTTACGAGAACGAGTATCAGACACTTGAGGTCGAAAACATGGAATTGGAGAAATGGTTAAATGTCTCCATTTCAGAAGAAGAAAGTCAGGAAGACTACGAAAAGAGAATTCAAGATGTAATCGAAGAGAGATTCAACAGACCCGATTACAACAGCTGGCACAAGCATGACCGTCATACTGGCAACGCTTATATGAAGAGCAAGGACGGGACAGTTGAGGTCAACACAGAAGAGGCAATCATGTTCAGAGCAGCTGATAAGTCAGCCTTTAACATTTCTATTGATGGCGTACATAACCAGCTTGAATACGAAGAATGCTGTGAAACATTGAGAAGTCTTCTTAAACCTGCAGTAGCAGATATGGTTATTGCTATTGCACTTGACGGATACACCGTTGGCGAGTATGCAGCTTCAATTGATGAGGATGCCAACAATGTCAGTCATCGTTATAGACGTGCAATCAACAAATTAAAAAAAGTTTTTTCTAAATCGTCCTTTTAACCCTTCTCCCAAGGCTACTAGTTAGGAGGGTGATTTCTTGGCAGGAACGGCAACCCCTTTGTCCTTACGGACATTTCCCCTAAAAGGGGAATCCCCTCCAAAGAAATTTATTTTGAAGGAGGTAATTCGCATGGAATTACAAGTATTTAACAGCACAGAGTTTGGCTCTGTAAGAACAGCAACTGTAAACGGTGAGGTTATGTTTGTTGCAAAGGATATAGCAACAATTCTTGGATACAGCAATCCGAGAGATGCTATTAACAAGCACGTTGATGATGAAGACAAGGGGGTAGCAAAATGCGACACCCTTGGTGGTATTCAAGATTTAACAATTATCAATGAGTCAGGTCTTTACAGTCTTATCCTTTCAAGCAAGATGCCTAATGCGAAGAAGTTCAAACATTGGGTAACGGCAGAGGTTCTTCCGGCTATCCGTAAGTATGGAATGTATGCCATTGATGAGATTTTGGAAAATCCTGATCTTGCGATTGCAGCACTTACACAGCTTAAGAAAGAGCGTGAGAGAAGAAAACAGCTTGAATGTCAGACGCTTATTCAGCGTCAGCAGATTGCAGAGATGCAGCCAAAGGCAAGCTACTATGACCTTATTTTACAGAACAAGAACACAGTTCCTATTACACAGATTGCAAAGGACTACGGTATGAGCGGTCGCAAGTTTAATGAACTTCTTCATGAGCTTGGGGTTCAGTACAAGTTTAGAAAGACATGGCTTGTATATCAGCAGTATGCAGAATGTGGATATACACAATCACGTACCTATGCAATTGATGAGAATAGAAGTGTGATGCATACCTATTGGACACAGAAGGGCAGACTTTTCCTTTATGACCTTCTGAAGAGCAAGGGCATCTTACCAGTCATTGAACAGGAGGATTAAAAGATATGGGCATCGATAAGTTTAATCATGAGGGTTATTCCGACCCGACTACATATGAGGCTCTTACCAATATCCATCGTGAAAAAATGGCAGCTGATAAAAAGGCTGCCTATCTTCCATTGGTATATATTTGTAGTCCATATGCAGGTGATATCGAGAATAATGTAAAGAATGCAAAAGTGTACAGCAGATTTGCCGTTGATAAGAATGCTATCCCAGTAACACCTCATCTTCTCTATCCACAGTTTATGAATGATTGCAATGAAACGGAACGTGAGATGGCTATGCACTTCAATTATGTACTTCTTGGTAAATGCACGGAACTTTGGGTATTTGGTGGAGTGGTAAGTTGTGGTATGGCTCGTGAAATCGGTGTTGCCAAGAAAAGAAGAATGAAGATCAGATGGTTTGACTATGCGATGAAGGAGGTAAATGAATATGCTTAATTTCACTATATACACAGCAGATTGTGTCGGTAATAGCGGGAACTGTTTGTATCCCAACAAGATGATTGTTACCGATAAGGAATCCTTTAGCAAAGCAACGAAGATGGATCATGTAACTGCAAAGTATAAAGGAAATTATCGCAGTAAGGATAACTTTGAATCCTCCGACTGTATTCCTCTTGACTGTGACAATGACCATTCGGATAACCCGAATGAATGGGTAACACCTCTTGATATAGCACTTGAAATACCGAGTGTTGCTTTTGCTGTATCGTATAGCAGACATCACAACCTTCCAAAGGGAGATAAGTCAGCAAGACCAAGATTTCATATCTTCTTTCCTGTTGAGATTGTATCGGATGAGCAGAAGTATGCAGATATGAAACGCAGGATTGCAGACACTTTTCCTTATTACGATACCAACGCTCTTGATTCGGCTCGTTTCCTTTATGGCAATGACTCTGATGAAGTGGAGTTCTATGAAGGTGACAAGACCATTCTTGATTATCTGGAAGAGGATGATTTTGCTGATTTCGATGCAAGCCTTGAGCAGGTGCCGGAAGGTCAGCGTAACAGTACTATGAGTCACATTGCCGGAAAGATTATCAAGAGATATGGAAATACAGAAGATGCTTATCAGATCTTCCTTAAGAAGGCAGAACTCTGCAATCCACCACTTTCTGAAAGCGAACTTAAGGCAATATGGCGAAGTGCATTAAAGTTCGGTAACAAGGTGTCAAACCAAGAAGGATACATTCCACCTGAACAGTACAACTCTGACTGCAGATTAAAGCCGGAAGACTTCTCCGATGTGGGACAGGCTACGGTTCTTGCAACTGAGTATAGGGATATTCTTCGTTATTCTCCATCGACTGATTACATGGTCTACAACGGCAGTTTCTGGGAAGAGTCAAAACCAAAGTCCCAGGGTGTTTCCCAGGACTTGACGGAAAGACAGCTTGCAGAGGCTGAAACCGAAATGAAGAAGGCTATGGATGAACTTGTAAAGAATGGTGGTATGGAGATTCTTGTATCTGTGGGTCCAAAGAAAGCAGTGCAGATGTTCAACAAGCAGCAGGCTCATGCCTATGAAATGTATGAAGATGCTTCTGTCTATAAGAAATATGCCATTAAGCGAAGAGATACAAAGAACATTGCAGCCACTTTAAAAGAGGCACGTCCTATGCTTGAAGTGGAACAGAGAAATCTTGATGCTGATGAGTTCATGCTTAATACACCGACTCTTACCTATGATTTAAGACAGGGCATCAAGTTTCCAATGAAACACAGACCAGAACATTTTATTACCAAGCAAACAACCGTTGACCCATCAAGTGATGGAGCAGATATATTGGCAGCTGCACTTGATACCTTCTTCTTAAAGGATGCAGACCTTATTGATTATGTTCAGAGAATGGTGGGTCTGTCTGCAATCGGTAAGGTGTATGTGGAGGCTCTTATTATCGCATACGGAGAAGGCCGTAATGGTAAGTCTACCTTCTGGAATGTTATCGCAAGAGTGCTTGGTACATATTCAGGAAACATCTCTGCCGATATGCTGACCGTTGGATGCAGAAGAAATGTCAAGCCGGAACTTGCCGAGGCAAAGGGTAAGCGAATGCTTATTGCAGCAGAACTTGAAGAAGGCATGAGATTGAATACTGCCAATGTTAAGCAACTCTGTTCTACCGATGAAATCTATGCTGAAAAGAAGTATAAAGATCCGTTCTCATATACTCCGACACATACACTTGTGCTTTATACCAACCATCTGCCAAAGGTCGGTGCGATTGATAAAGGTACATGGAGAAGACTTATTGTTATTCCGTTTGATGCCAAGATTGAAGGAAGTGCTGATATCAAGAACTATGCAGACTATCTGTTTGAAAAGGCAGGTGGAGCAATCCTTACATGGGTAATTGAAGGTGCAAAAAAGGTAATTGCAGATAATTACAAGATTGAACCACCCAAGAAAGTGCGTGATGCCATTGAACATTATAAGGAAAGTAATGACTGGCTTTCCTACTTTTTAAGTGAACGCTGCGAACTTGACTTGGATTTTCAACACTATTAATATCAACAGGATTTGCTTTTTAAGTGAACGCTGCGAACTTGACCCTGCCTATGTGGCAAAGTCGAGCGAGGTATATAACGAGTATCGAATCTTCTGTACCCAGGTGGGTGAGTTTACAAGAAGCACAACAGATTTCTACACAGCCTTGGAAACGGTCGGATTTGAAAGATACCGTGACCGTAAGGGCAGATACATTAAAGGCTTAAGACTCAAGACAGAATTTATGGAAGAGGACTAATGACAGTAGGCGTGACAGTTAATGACGGCTATTTACTATCCTTTTCTATAGAGTAAAAAAATAAGTCTATATATAAAGTATAGGAAATGACAGTCTTACCCTGTCACACCATCAAATTCAGCATTGATGGAGGTGGCACGAATGCGTGAAAAGGAAGTAGAGCAGAAACTTGTAAAGGCTGTAAAGCTTGCAGGTGGTTTCTGCATCAAATTTACATCTCCCGGATTTGACGGAGTACCGGACAGACTGGTTCTTCTTCCAAAAGGGAGAATGGCTTTTATAGAACTCAAGGCTCCTGGCAAAAAACCAAGAGACTTACAGAAAAGGAGAATGAAACAGTTATCAGCTTTAGGTTTTCCATGCTATGTAGTTGATAACACCGATGTGATTGGGGGTGTCATTGATGAAATACAATCCTCATAATTATCAGACTTATGCAACGAACTTTATACTGAAACATCCTGTGGCAGCAGTCTTTTTGGATTGTGGAATGGGCAAGAGTGTGATTACCTTAACGGCTATATTTGAACTTCTCTATAACCGATTTGAAGTTGGAAAGGTTCTGGTCATTGCACCCCTCCGAGTAGCAAGAGATACATGGCCTGCTGAAATAGAAAAGTGGGACCACTTAAAAGGTATTACCTATTCGGTTGTTATCGGTACAGAGTCGGAGCGAAAGGAGGCATTAAGAAAAAGTGCTGGTATTTATCTCATCAACAGAGAAAATGTGGACTGGCTTATAAACAAGAGTGGTTTTCCATTTGATTTTGATATGGTGGTTATTGATGAATTATCGTCTTTCAAGTCTGCATCGGCTAAACGATTTAAGAGCCTTCTTAAAGTAAGACCAAAGGTAAAAAGAATCGTGGGTCTTACAGGTACTCCAAGCAGTAATGGACTTATGGATTTATGGGCAGAGTTCAGAATCCTTGACATGGGAGAAAGGCTCGGAAGATACATCACACATTATCGTATGAATTTCTTTGTGCCGGATAAACGAAATCAGCAGATGATATTTTCTTACAAACCAAGACCTGGTGCAGAAGATGTCATCTACAGACTGATATCGGATATTACGATTTCCATGAAGTCGGCAGATTTCCTTAAGATGCCTGAATGCATTATGAACGAAGTGAAAGTAAAACTTTCTGAAAAGGAATGGTCTGTATATGACGAATTAAGGCAGGAAATGGTGGTATCTTTGGAAGATGAAGAGATTGATGCTGCAAATGCAGCTGCTCTTTCAGGAAAACTTCTGCAGATGGCTAATGGTGCTATCTATAACGAAGAAAAATCAGTCTTCCATATTCATGACCGTAAGCTTGATGCACTTGAGGATTTAATCGAAGGTGCAAATGGCAAACCAGTTCTTGTGGCATACTGGTATAACCACGATTTGGAGCGAATCAAGGAAAGATTCAAGGTTAGTGAAATTAAGACCTCAAAGGATATCAGAGATTGGAATAATGGTGAGATACCGATTGCCGTAATCCATCCTGCGAGTGCCGGACATGGATTAAATCTCCAAAGTGGTGGCTCAACTCTTATATGGTTTGGTCTTACCTGGTCATTAGAACTTTACCAGCAGACCAATGCAAGGTTATGGAGACAGGGGCAGAAAAGCACGGTTGTCATACACCACATTATTTCAAAGAATACCATCGATGAAGATGTGATGAAGGCATTAAGGCTCAAAGAGAAAACACAGACAGATCTTATTGATGCGGTTAAGGCAAGAATCGGAGGTGGTGCTAATGGTGGCTAAAGAAATTCTTAGAAAGATTGCGAGAATGGAACAGTTTATTCAGACCAAGAAGGAACGTCTGGCAGTCCTCAAGGATATGAGCAGTAGCATTTCATCTCCAAGGTTTGATGATATGCCAAGGAATCTTAATAAGGAAAAATCAAGGCTGGAAGAAACCATTCTCAAATATATCGACCTTGAAAATGAGACAAAGGCAGATGAAGAAAAGCTGGAACATGAAAAGCTGATTATTCTTGAGGCAATCGGTAAGATTGAAGAACCCGAATATCAGACCATTCTTATAAGCCGATATTTCAAACATCAGACATGGGACGAAATAGCAAACTGTCTGTTCTATACGAAAAGGTGGCTCTATTCCCTTCATGGCAGAGCGTTGGAGAAACTGGATGAAAAACTGATGGAATCCTAAAAAGAGTTCACTCGAATTCACCTGAGTTCACCTCAGTTCATCTATAATTCATCCAATGGGTGTGATATTATTATAATAGACAAAAAGAATTAAAAGAGCCTTTGCAGTTAAACTGTAAGGGCTTTTCTTATGCCTGAAAGGAGTAAAGAATGCCACGCAAACCAAAGCAACCCTGTGCCTATCCCAGTTGTAACAAACTGTGTGAGGGTAGGTACTGTGAAGAACACAAAAGACTAACAGACAAAAGATACAACAGCCTTTCAAGACCAAAGGACACTAACAAGAAGTACGGTAGAGCTTGGAGAAAGGTTCGTGAAAGGTATGTACAGAGCCACCCACTGTGTGAGCAGTGCCTTAAAGAAGGTAGAATGACACCCACCGAAGAGGTACACCACATTAAACCTATTTCTCAAGGTGGTACTCATTCTTCAAGTAATCTGATGAGTCTGTGTAAATCTTGCCACAATAAAATTCATTATCAAATTGGTGACAGATAATTTTTTATTATGGGTGGGGGTATAAAATCTCTACAAAATTTATAAATGGACAACGGCGTGGGCTTTCGTGTAAAAAAACACTTAATTCAAAAGGGTAATAAAAAACCACCACTTTTAGTGATGGTTTGATTAATCAGTATTATAATCTTCTTATTTTTTTAACAAAAGCAAATGTTTCAGGATTTGCCTTGTAATTCCTTATAAATTCTAAATCAGATTGCCATTTCATTCGTGCATTAGGCTTATTAACTCCATTTCGCTTAATCAGAGACTCCAATAAACTTACAATTGAATGAACTGTGATAAAACCAAGGTCTACAAGTTTACCTAACAAGACATGGCGTTGTGTTTCACTTAAATCATCTTTTTCACCTACATTGTAACCCAGTAGGTTTAACAAAGAATGTTCACGCAGTACACAATATCCATTTCTACTTGAACCTACATAACGAACAATAGGTATCCCATGTTCTCTTTTAAAATTATCATATGATTTTTGGTCAACAAAATACAAATTATTTTCTTTATCATATGACATTCTTAAAATTTCTAGTCGCTGACTTTTTTCACAAAATACAAGACCATCAACTATTACAAAGTTTTTATTAGGATTATAATATCCACCATTTTTTACTATTTTAACTTCAACAGAATTAGATGGTGAAATATGACGAAGCTCATTGTTTTCTTTAAATGATTTAAAGTGAATAAAAAACTTTTCATTGTCTATTTCTACAAATTCATTATTGAGAACGAATTGTGTCATTAAATTCAAAGCAAGAGGTTCAGAATAGTGTATAACACCACCTGATGGTAATTTTTTGACATCCTTTTTTCTTGTCACTATAAAATAATTTTTTATGTGTTTTCCATTGCATAAAATTATATGATAATAAAAAGATGGTAATTTATAATAATCTTTAAAATTTTCGTTTTCATATTTATATGGTTGATGTAATAAATAAGCATTTTTATCATATTTAGTTTTTTCTAAATTTGTAAATAGTTCTGCATCTTTTGAAAAGAAAATATCACAATTTTCATTTGAACAATATTTACCTACTGTCTTAATGCAGTGGGTACTATTAATTTGAATGCCCATAACATAATTTTTATTTAATTTTTTGCCACATAATGGACACTTTTCAATATCAATTGGACAGATATAAACATTTTTTGCTTGGTTTTTTAAATTTGCATTTTTAATGGAAACAATTTTATATCTATAATTATTCTCTTTCATATAAATACTCCTTGATTATAAAAAATACACTACTCTTACAAAAAACTCTATAAATATATAAATAAATTATACATCTTAAATTAATAACAATCAATATATTTTAACAGGATGGTGATAAAATGCCAACAAAATCAAATAACATAGGTGGTCGAGGTGGTGCAAGAGCAGGTGCAGGACGAAAGAAAACCTCAGTAAAGGATAAACTGAAAAATGGTAGTAGCAATTTAAAGGTACTAGATATACCGGAAATTGAGGGTGTAACAATGCCAAAGCCACACGATTTTCTTTCAGCAGAACAGAGAGATGGTAGCACCTTACAAGCAGGTGACATATATACAGAAACATGGCAGTGGCTGAGAAAGATAGGTTGTGCAGGTAAGGTATCACCTCAACTACTGGAACGATATGCAATGGCTAGTGCCAGATGGATACAGTGTGAAGAAATGACTAGCAAGTTAGGTTTTCTTTCTAAACATCCAACTACTAATAAGCCTATACCTTCACCATTTATCAATATCGGCATTAACTATATGAATCAGGCTGTAAGACTGTGGAATGAAATATTCCAGATTGTAAAGGAAAACTGTACTACCGATTATGAAAATACAACTCCACAAAATGATTTGATGGAAAGATTACTGAGAGCAAGGGAGAATAAATGAGTAAACAAAAAGAATTAACACAATTTTTGAAAACACTTAAAAAATATAAATATCAGTTGAAACGACAAGAGCTTTTAACCTTGAGAGGACAGGCACTGAAAGGTGATTTGGTTGGTGCAAAGAAAGGCTTTTGTGTTTTGATGGAAGAAAGGAAAATGCAGTATGAATAAAGTATCTGAAATGAATTTAGTTGATGTGGATAAACTAATTCCATATGTGAATAATGCCAGAACTCACTCAAAAGAACAGATTAATAAGCTAAGGGCATCAATTAGAGAATTTGGCTTTATCAATCCTGTAATCATTGATAGAGATTACAATGTAATTGCCGGTCATGGTAGAATACTTGCTTCACAAGAAGAAGGTATTGATAAGGTGCCTTGTGTATTTGTTGATTACCTAACAGATGCACAAAAGAAAGCATACATAATTGCTGATAACCGTATGGCACTTGATGCCGATTGGGATGAAGAACTGTTAAAAATAGAGATTGAGTCACTAAAGGATGAAGACTTTGATTTATCATTTACCGGCTTTGATGAAAGTGAATTGCTAGATTTATTTGGTGATGATAGTAAAGGCAAAGTAGAAGATGATAACTTTGATTTATCCTCAGCATTGGAAAAGGCATCATTCGTTGAAAAGGGTGATGTGTGGACAATAGGTAAACACAGACTAATGTGTGGTGATGCAACATCTAAGGAAGATGTAGAGACTCTTATGGGTGACACAAAAGGAAACCTAATACTTACTGACCCACCATATGGTGTATCCTTCAAAAGTTCATCAGGCTTGACTATTGAAAATGACAGTATGAAAAATGATGAGTTCTACAACTTCCTACTTTCTGCATTTAAGAATATGGCTGACCATTTAGAGAAAGGTGGCTCAGCATATGTTTTTCACGCAGATACAGAAGGACTTAACTTTAGGAAGGCATTTGTTGATAGTGGTTTTCATTTGGCAGGGTGTTGTATATGGGTGAAAAATTCTCTTGTGCTAGGTAGGTCAGACTATCAGTGGCAACACGAACCGGTACTCTATGGCTTTATGCAGAATGGTAAACATAGATGGTATTCTGACAGAAAGCAAACTACAATTTGGAACTTTGATAAGCCTAAGAAAAATTCAAACCACCCAACATCAAAACCACTTGATTTGTTAAGCTACCCTATCAGCAATTCAACTCAAGAAAATGCTGTTGTAATTGATACCTTTGGTGGCAGTGGTTCAACACTTATGGCTTGTGAGAAAATGAACCGTATCTGCTACACAATGGAGCTTGATGAAAAGTATGCGTCAGTTATCCTTAGACGATATGTTGAAGATACCGGTGATATGGATAATGTGTATGTAATTAGGAATGGTAAGAAAATTCCATATGCCGACCTTGTAAAAGAGGTTGAAACAAAAAGTCAGTAAAAACTTTGTGCATAAATGGTATTGCTAATTATCTCATTTAGAGTGATATATAGTACTGATATTAAGGAGGTAATATATATGGACATACCTAAAAGAGAAGTTATCGAAATGTTAAGAAAAAGTTATCAAGTTGGAACTAGAATTGAGCTTGTCACAATGGACGATTTTCAGGCTCCACCTATTGGTACAAAGGGTACTGTTAGGGGTGTTGATGATATGGGTAATATCCTTGTGAACTGGGACAATGGTTCTAGTCTTAATGTTGTTTATGGTATTGATGTAATACACAGGATATAGAAATATATAACACATATACACAATATATAGTGTATATCTTTGTGTAGTAATAGTATTGATAAATACTCCAAAAAGAGCGAATATGTGTATACCAAAAGGGGAAAACAACAAACTTTAAGGAGCATAATTATGAATACAAAAACAGCTAAGCAAATCACAGAAATGAAAGAACAGACAATCGGTGTTGAAATTGAAATGAACAACATTACAAGAAGAAAGGCTTCAAAGCTTGTAGCCGAGTTTTTTGGAACAGGACGATTTGAGGACACAGCAAACCGAAACGGTTATAGCACTTGGTCAGCTTGGGACAGCCAAGGCAGAGAATGGAAATTCCAAAAGGATGTAAGCATTCGAGGAACAGACATTCAGAAATGCGAAATGGTAACACCAATCCTAAGCTACAATGACATTGAGCTTTTACAAGAGGTTGTAAGAATTTTAAGAAAGGCCGGAGCAAAAAGCGACTCAACAAGGGGATGTGGTGTTCACATTCACAGCGGAGCAAAAGGCCACACACCACAAACACTAAGAAATCTAGCAAACATTATGGCAAGTCATGAAAGACTTTTAATTGACGCATTGAACATTGACAACGGACGAGTTAACAGCTACTGCAAAACAGTTGACACAAGGTTCTTGGAAAAGGTAAATAAAGTAAAGCCTAGAACAATGTCAGACCTTGCAAATGTATGGTATGAAAGCCACAATTCAATTTACGATAGAAACCAACATTACAACGATAGCCGATACCATATGCTTAACCTACACGCAACCTTCACTAAAGGCACAGTTGAATTTAGACTTTTCCAATTTGACAAACCGGCAAACGGAAAGCAAAACGGACTTCACGCAGGACAACTTAAAAGCTACATTCAACTTTGCTTAGCACTTAGCCAAATGGCAAAGACAGTAAAGACAGCAAGTCCAAAGCCACAGCAAACAGAAAATCCTAAATACGCAATGAGAACTTGGCTTTTAAGACTTGGCTTTGTAGGGGACGAATTCAAGACAGCAAGAAATGTATTCACCAACAGACTTTCTGGGGACACAGCCTTCAGAAACGGCAGAACAGCCTAAGGAAAAACTTAATAAAGGGCTAACCTTAGAGATAGGGTTAGCCTTAAGGTGGTAGAAGAACTATTCTTCAGAAAGGATTGATTTACAAATGAAAAGATATTACATTGCATATGGAAGTAACCTAAATGTTAGGCAAATGAAAATGAGGTGTCCCGGAGCAACCATTCTCGGCACTGCAAAGTTAAAAAACTATGAACTACTGTTCAAAGGTAGCAAGACAGGTTCATACCTAACTATTGAGAAAAAGGAAGGTAGCACTGTACCGGTTGTGATTTGGGAAGTAACTGAGAGTGATGAAAAGTCCCTTGATAGATATGAGGGTTATCCAATTTTCTACTACAAAAAGGAAATGAAACTTCAGTACAAAGGAATAAGAACCGGCAAAAGACGAACTGTTAATGCCTTCGTATATATTATGCATGAAGAAAACCCTCTTGGTGTTCCTAGCATTTATTATATGAAAACCTGTATTGATGGGTATGACACCTTTTACTTTGATAAGAATATTCTTATCAATGCCTACAAAAAATCAATGGAGATGTGTAGTGATGAAAACTAATGAAATGACAATTAACACTTGCGCTAAGTGTGGAAAAGAATACAAAGGTAGAGGAGCTTTATCAAGGGTAGATAACCTTACAGTTATCTGTCCTGACTGTGGCACAAGAGAAGCCTTAGAAAGCATTGGTGTTGATAAGGTGGAGCAGGATAAAATACTTGGGGTTATTCATAAGAATTTTGATAGTTGATTTTTAATTCTCCTTAGCTATAATTATATTATAACCAATTATAAATGTAGTTAGGGAGATATTATGAAAAATATCATACAACAAGAATTAGAACTTGCAAAAGAGAAGATGTTTGAAGAAATCATATATAATGGTAAAACTCTAGTGAAATTAACAAGAGATAATGTAGCAATTGTTGAATCAATGATACGTAATGATTCTGCGTACATAATGTCTTCAAGTAAGGAAGCAAAACCATTATACAAGAAAAATCATAAAATAAAATATGGTGGTTCTACTGCATATTGGATGACACAATTAAAACGATTGTTGATGGAAAATGAAGTACCAACTGATTATTCATATGAAGAAATTATTAAGTGTGCTGTTGAATCTGTGGATAGAGAAAATAGTACTCACTTGAATGCAGATAAAATTGGTAGAAGTGAAATAACTAAAAGAATACAAGAATTTGACAGAAATGAGTTAGTTGAATGTTTAAAAAATCCTAATTATAAGGATATGCTGTTGGTAAAAGAAATATCTAGAATAACATCAGCAGAATATAGACCTAGGAAAAATGTATCATTTGCTAGTAAGTTTTGTCACTATGCATGTTTTTATATTTTTGAAAATACGGAATATCAAGATAATTATTCGATTTATGATAATATCTTAAAAAAAGCTTTACCACTTTATTTAAGTTACTATAGAATAAATAAAAAATATAATTTAAATGATTATATTCAATATTGTAGGGCTGTTGATGATATTAGAGAGAACTGTGGAGTTGAAATAAGCAGAAATGGTTTTGATCATTTACTTTGGTATTATCATAAAGGTAGAAAATAATATTTATGTTAAATTACATTATGGCATCGATTTATTAATCGGTGCTTTTTCTTTACCCTTTTGGAGGTGATTAATTGAGAAAGCTAAAGAACTACAAGCCAACAAAATTTATGGCTAAGGGCTCATACTACGATAAAGAAAGTGCAGACTATGCAGTTGCCTTTATTGAAAGCCTTTGTCACACAAAAGGTACTTGGGCAGGTAAACCCTTTGACTTAATTGATTGGCAAGAGAAAATCATAAGAGATATTTTTGGAACATTAAAGCCTAATGGTTATCGTCAATTTAATACAGCCTACATTGAAATACCTAAAAAGCAAGGCAAATCAGAACTGGCAGCAGGTGTTGCATTACTCCTTCTTTGTGGTGACGGTGAAGAAAGAGCTGAGGTGTATGGCTGTGCTGCTGATAGAAACCAAGCAAAGATTGTATTTGATGTTGCAGTTGATATGGTTAGGTTCTGTCCGGCACTTTCAAAAAGAGTTAAAATTCTTGAGTCGCAAAAGAAACTGATTTACAAGCCTACAAATAGCTTTTATCAGGTCCTTTCTGCTGATGTAGCAAACAAGCATGGGTTCAATACCCATGGGGTAATTTTTGATGAACTTCATACACAACCAAATAGAAAACTGTATGATGTTATGACTCAAGGCTCAGGTGACGCAAGAATGCAACCTCTTTATTTCCTAATTACAACAGCCGGTAATGACACTAATTCTATCTGCTATGAAATTCATCAAAAGGCACTTGATATTGATAAGGGTAGAAAAATTGACCCAACTTTTTATTCGGTGATATATGGTGCTGATGAGGGTGATGATTGGACTAGTCCTAAGGTGTGGAAAAAGGCTAACCCTTCACTTGGAATAACTGTTGGTATTGATAAGGTAAAAAGTGCTTGTGAGTCAGCTAAGCAAAACCCTGCTGAGGAAAACGCCTTTAGACAGCTTAGACTTAATCAATGGGTTAAGCAAAGTGTTAGGTGGATGCCTATGGATAAGTGGGATATGTGTGGGTACAAAATCAATGAGGATGAACTGTATGGTAGAGTTTGTTATGGTGGCCTTGACCTATCTAGTACCACAGATATGACAGCATTTGTACTTGTGTTTCCACCACTTGATGAGGATGACAAGTACATCATACTTCCATACTTTTGGTTACCAGAAGATACACTTGCAGTTAGAGTAAGGAGGGACCATGTACCATATGATATATGGGAAAAGGAAGGCTATGTAAAGACAACTGAAGGTAATGTTATACACTATAGATATATTGAAAAGTTCATAGAAAAACTTGGTGAGAAGTTCAACATTAGAGAGATTGCCTTTGATAGATGGGGTGCTGTACAAATGGTTCAAAACCTAGAAAATATGGGCTTTACAGTTGTACCCTTTGGTCAAGGCTTTAAGGATATGTCACCACCAACAAAGGAGCTTATGAAGCTAACCCTTGAGCAGAGAATAGCACATGGCAATCATCCTGTTCTTCGTTGGAATATGGATAACATATATGTCAGAACAGACCCGGCAGGAAACATAAAGGCAGATAAAGAAAAATCCACAGAGAAGATTGACGGTGCAATAGCCACAATTATGGCACTTGACCGAGCAATTCGCTGTGGAAATGATAACGGTGCTTCAGTTTATGATGATAGAGGGTTGTTGTTTATTTAGATTGATAATTTTAATTAATTAATACTCTTCAAATTGAGTGTTTTTATTGTATCTAAAAAAGTGTGATTGGGTAATAATAAATATATTATCAAATGGGCTGTCGTTTAATATATTATCTTTACTAAAAAATTGTTCTAAGTTCTGTTTCTCGATTAGAGAACCATCAAATGAAAGTATACATAAATCAATGCTATTAAATCTTTCTGGATTATGTTTCTTAGACTTTTCAATTTTATTACTGATTGCCTTTTTTATGCAACCTAGTGATTCATCTAATGTACCACCATGACACATAAGAATTCCTTTTGTCTTTTCATCGATTACTGCATTCTCAACCTTTTTTATATTTGCTTTATTGTTTTTAGATACAGCACTTTCATATTTACAAGCTTCTACTAAATTTCTTGGAATACATATTGTAACCTCTAATGCTTTTTTTTATCTAATGAAATAAAGTCAAAGTTATTTGTATTATTAGGAGAATAGTAATTATTGTAACTTTCATCAAAGTAATCAGCGATTATTTTTATAGCACTTGGCTCAATATAATTTTTATCAAAATTAAGTTCCAAAATTATCACCTCATATTCATTATATCATTCTTTTATATAAAGAAACAAGCCATCTAAAAAGGTGAATTGCTATTATAGATTAAAGTAATTTCCTTAACATATTAGCTATTCCCTTTAAATAGCCTATAAATTAAGGGAAAGAATATAAATTGAAGTTAAAGTATCTGTTTTTTAACAGGTACTTCTCTTTTACTCAAAATAAAAACGGAGCCTTTGTATATACAAAAACTCCGTTAAATTAAATTTATTCTTTTAAACTTATCATATTTTCTATGTTACGACCACCATATATTATACGGACAATGGTAACAGTATTTTTTTCGTTGTCAACTAGATAAAATACAATAAAATTATCTATTGATAGTTGGTGCATCTTCAATGAATGCCAAGGTTCCCAATCAACTAAAATATATCTTGAGGGCATAAATTCTAAAGAACGAATACCCTTTAGTATTTTGTTGATTTGACTTTCAGCATTTTCTGTTTGTAGAAGTTTATTTGAAATGTAGGAATAAATTTCTCGCAAATCATTTAGTGCATCTTGTGAGTAATGAATTATATAATCTTCTGTCATATGCCAAATTCCTTTGCAAGTGCCTCATCAACTTCATTTGCAGAATACACCTTTCCTGCTTTGATAGAGTCCATACCCTTTTGAAGCTCAGTATCTATCTGTTCTTTACTCATTGAACCTAAGGCTAAAGGCTTTTCAGTAGGAAGTCGCAAATCAAATGGTATTCCATTTTTTAATATAATCTGACTATAAAGCATTTGAATTGCACTTGAAGGAGAAATTCCCAGCTTAGATAAAATCTCCTCTGCACTTGTTTTCAAGTCAGTATCTATTCTTGCATATACGGCTGATGTATTTGCCATAGTATCGCCTCCTTTACTTTATTATACTTTCATTTACTTGCAAATGCAAGTATTTGCAATATATTATAAACAAAATTTTATTACTTATTGAAAGGACTTGTTATTTATGAAACTTTTAAGTGGTCTATTCCGTTCAAGGGACAAGCCAAGAAACTCTACATCGGGAAGTAGTTACAGATTTTTCTATGGTCAAAGTAGCTCAGGAAAATGTGTAACTGAAAGAAGTGCAATGCAAATGACTGCAGTTTATGCTTGTGTGAGAATTTTGTCAGAGGCAGTAGCAGGACTACCACTTCATTTATACAAATGGGGTGACTCAGGTAGTAAGGAAAAAGCAGTTGAACACCCGTTATATTTTCTTTTGCACGATGAACCAAATAAGGAAATGACTTCCTTTATCTTTAGAGAAACATTGATGACTCATTTGCTTTTGTGGGGTAACGCATATGCACAGATAATAAGGAATGGCAAGGGTGAGGTAACTGCTCTGTATCCTTTAATGCCAAATAGAATGACAGTTGACAGAGATAAAAACGGTGAGCTTTTCTATCAATATACACTTAGCTCTGATGATGTTAGGTCAATGAAGGGTGCTAGTGTAAGGCTAAGTCCATATGAGGTTCTACATATTCCGGGATTAGGGTTTGACGGCCTTGTGGGTTATTCACCTATTGCTATGGCTAAGAATGCTATTGGACTTGCAATTTCTGCTGAGGAATATGGTAGTAAGTTTTATGCTAATGGTGCATCTCCAAGTGGTGTTCTTGAACATCCGGGTACACTAAAGGACCCGTCAAAGGTAAGGGACTCTTGGAACTCTGCCTTTGGTGGCAGTGCTAATAGCCATAAGATTGCAGTCCTTGAAGAAGGGCTAAAATATACACCAATATCAATTTCACCTAATGAGGCACAGTTCCTTGAAACAAGAAAATTTCAGATTAATGAGATAGCTAGAATTTTCAGAGTACCACCACATATGGTTGGTGACCTTGAAAAGTCTAGCTTTTCTAACTATAGAGCAACAGTCACTGGAGTTTGTCAAATATACTCTTGAGCCTTGGATTATTAGATGGGAACAGTCTATTTGTCGCTCACTGCTTAATCAAGAGGAAAAGGGTAACGCTCTATAACTGATAATTTAGAATTATTCTTCAAAACTGATTATATTTCTATTTCAAGAATTCATATTCAAATAAAGTTGGCACAATTTCATTGTTATAATAATCTTTAACAAGAGACTTCAAACTTGTTAACGCACTATGCAGTTCTACATTATCCCAAACTGTTTTACCAGTTATTTCGTCTTTATGGGATGTATCTAATTCATCAAATATTTGATAAACACCATACGTAATTTCACTATCGTAGTTATCTGTTAATTTGGCGTATTGCATAACTTTTTCCCATTGCTTTATTAATAATTTTTCTTTATCATTAAGTATTAGTCTTTTAATGTCATGTGAAGCTATTGTTTCATTGTTTGTGTTGTCTAGACATAGTTCATTTCTATAAAATCGACCATCACTTCCATAAAAAGTACGCATGTGATTTTGCATCTCTAAACAGGTGAACAATAAACATTTCAATAAATATTGACTAAGCTTTTTATTCTTTAAATCTTTCAAATATCTTATTGAACCATCAGCAGATTTCATTATTCGTGAACGTTCTGTCCATTCACGATTGTAAGTAATGTAGCGAGTAGCACAATACATAGGAAGTTTTTCTAGGTAATTGTCAGAACGTAGATAAAATCCATTCCCATCATATCTACCTGCAATAAGAAGACCACCATTAAGATCTGGATTATCAAAGCCAGATGTATTTGCAATTAGATAACCAATAACGTTTTTATTGTACAATGGTTTATTTCTTTGTTTTCCACCCTCTTTTTCTAGCCCATTAAGACCAACTAAAATACCGTTTCTTTCGTCATCATCAAAGGAACGTTTATCATAATATACTTGACTGTACAAAGTGTGTATTTTATTCACTTGTAGTATTATTTCTTGATCTAAATTATTCTCACTTGTTATGTTATAACCTTTGAGAGTTAGTTGTTCACAATTATCTTCTTCATTGCTCCAATAAGCACACATGATACATGCATCTATATTTGTATGAAAATGTTTTCTATTAAAAGCGTATCCATTAAGAAATTTCTTATTTACTATATGTTGTGCTTTCCAATATTTGACAGGCGAAAAAACGATATAACTATCTGTAGGTTGTCTTAAATAATATTTGAATCCAGACCAAATGAAAGCATTTCCTAAATCATTTAGTGCTGGTCCTTTAATTTCTTTTCTCATTTCCTTAAGAACATAACTATTTTTCCAAACAGAAGACTTTTTACTTTGACCTCTTCTCTGATGTTCGGCTGAAGTTGTTTCTGTATATGGTGGATTTTCAAAAAGAATAATGGTACAATTAGGGTTATCGACATATTGTTTAATTACAGGGTATTCTATGTATTCTTTTGAAAGAGCATCAGCACCGGTTACTAGTCCTGCATTAAAGGTATCAAAAGTTTCGTTAGGTGGTACAATATGTCGTACTTTTGTACCTAAAATTTCTAATAAAACCTTGTATTCGTAATATTCAACTGTAGATACTATGCAATGTGATAATTCTTCATCGGTTAACCCACTTTCAAGATTGCCAGTACCTGCACATCTATCAAGAATGATATAATCGTTACCTTTCGGTACTCTTGCTATAGCTTGTCTAACTAATTCAATAGATTTTTCTGCATATAACCTTGGTGTATAAAAAGCACCAAGGTTTTTCTTTTGCAATATATCGTTTAATCTATCCATTAAATAGTTAAACTTGATATTACTTTGTCCAGTATAAGGATAAATGTACTTTTTAAAATGTTTTGGTTTTCTAATTTCCCCAATTGTTTTGTGCTTCCCTGTATCATCACCTATAAAATCTTCTTTTCTAGCAGTAGGTACAGCCTTATAAAAGAAATTAGCCCAACCTACAATACAATTCTCATCAATATGAATTTTTGTAAAATTATTTTCTTTTAATAGTGATATAATTTTTTCACTATGAAGGGGTTGTTCGTAATGAAAAACATTTTCAAAATTACCACCAACAAAATCATTATTATTTTTTGAGGCACTACCATAATAAACTTTTTCTATATCTTTTAGATATTTTTCTGAGCGATATAACCAAGCTGTAGCTGAGTTCAAGTCTATAATTATAATATTAGCTGGTATAGGTTTTCCTTTTACTCGTAATGCTGACATATATTTTATACATTGAAATAATACGGCATTTAGATTTGTAACATGAAGTTTAAATTCAAGGAGATTGCCATTTAATACACCATCATTATTATCTTCTAAAATTTCATCTACGCTGATCGTATTATTAATACGTGGTAAAAAGGTATTATAAAAATCAAGTTGACCGTCACGTTCATAAATATATTTATCCATAAATCTCTCCCTTAGTTGATAATTCTAAATTATCCTTTATTTATAATGATTATATCATAATATAGTGATTAAAATAATTATTTAAAGGAAATTTAATATCAATTAAATCAATATATAGGTAGTTATGAGTATGTTAAGTGACTTAATAAATACACTTAAGCCATTAAATGTACCTATTGAAACAGGTGTGTTTACTGACAAAGCTCCTAATGAATATATTGTATTAACTCCTATTGATGAATACTTTTTACTTTTTGGAGATAATGCACCATTAGTAGATATTAGCAGTGTACGAATATCTCTATATACAAAGGGTAACTACCTATCATTAAAGAACAGCATTGTAAAGGCTTTAATAAATGACGGATATACATTAACAAACCGTCAGTATATTGGATATGAAACAGAAACTATGTATCACCACTACAATATAGATGTGGAAAATTATTATGAAACGGAGGAATTTTAATGGCAACAATAGGTCTTGATAAGCTATACTATGCAGTCATCAAGGAAGATGCAAATGGTGACGAAACATACAGTACACCGGTGCCACTGGCAAAGGCAATTTCTGCTGAGCTTTCTATTGAACTTGCAGAGGCAACTCTCTATGCTGATGATGGTGCATCTGAAGTTGTAAAGGAGTTTAAGTCAGGTACACTTTCCTTAGGTGTTGATGATATTGGTAACTCAACTGCAAGTGATTTAACAGGTGCAGTGATTGACAAAAACAATGTTGTAATCTCAGTAAGTGAGGGTACCTCCTCACCGGTAGCTATTGGGTTTAGAGCAAAGAAGTCAAATGGCAAGTACAAATACTTCTGGTTCTATCGAGTTAAGTTCGGTATCCCTGCTACTAGCCTTGCAACAAAGGGTGACAGTATTGCATTCTCAACACCTACTATTGAGGGTACAATTATGAGAAGAAACAAAGTTGACGGAAACAACAACCACCCTTGGAAGGCTGAGGTTACTGAGGGTGAAAACAATGTATCTAATGATACTATTACAAATTGGTACAAGAATGTGTATGAACCTACATATACATCACCATCTAAGTAAGGAGAATAAATATGGAAAATGAACGCTCATCAGTAATTAATATTGGTGGAAAAGAATATGAACTTTTGCTAACTACAAAAGCAACAAAAGAAATAGCTAAGAGATATGGTGGCCTTGAAAACCTAGGTGAACAGTTGTTGACTTCAGAGGACTTTGCTGAGGCTATTGATGAGATTGTGTGGTTAATTACACTACTTGCAAATCAAAGTATTTTAATACACAACCTAAAGAATACTGAGGACAAAAAGGAGCTACTAACTGAAGAAATGGTGGAACTACTTACCTCTCCTAGTGAGCTTGGTAATTACAAGGAAAGTATATCTGAAGCACTAAACAAAGGTACAACAAGGAATGTTGAAAGTGAAGCTGACTCAAAAAAACAAATAGTCGGGTAGCAGATGATGAACTGTTTACCCGACTTCTTTATTATGGCTTAGCACACCTAAATCTTACACAGGATGAGGTGTGGCTAATGCCCTTTGGACTTTTGCTTGACTTGTGGGAATGCCATAGACAGTATAACGGAATAGCTAAACCTAAAAGAGAGATTACTATTGATGATGTTATACCTTTTGGGGTTTGAATTTTGTTGATTATAGTTTCGAAATATGATATAATTTATTTGTAGTAACATTGTAATTGAATTATAAATGTGTATGGATTTTAGAAAATGTTATTATAAGGATGGATCACTTATGGATAAAAGATTAGATTCTAAAATTAATATTTTTAGGAGTGCTTCTAAGAGAAATTACAATAAATATAAAACCGTCTGCAAAAAGGAAAAAGAGTTATTGTCAGGTCCAAATTTGTTTTTACTCGGTAAAGATTTAGATGAAATGCTATCTGAATATTATAATCAAGAAGAAAACCATAGGATGGCGTTCATCGTGTTCCAAGCTATGGCAATTGAGGCCTTTTTAAATGAATATATATATGTTAGGGTTGGCAAATTATATTTTAATTCAATGGATAAATTATCTCCGAAAGATAAACTCCTCGTAGCATGTAAGTTGATAACAGGAAAAGATTTTCCAAGAAGTTCTCGTGCGTTTGAATTATTGGTAAAAACAGTAAAATATAGAAATCGTCTTGTCCATTACAAAGTAAAAGAAATTGATATACAAAAAATAGTAGATGAACTTTCTAAAAAAGAAAAAGGTGATTTTGAAAAAGAAATGGCTGATTTAGAAAAAGACATGGAGGATATTTCTACAACTTATGATAAGTTAGTTGAAACTTTAAATTCACTTGACGATAATTTTGATAGAAAGTATTTAGTGCAAATCCCTGACGATTTTTGGAATACTAGTTATTAATATGATAATATATAGAAACTTATCATAACAATATATCAACATTATAATTTATTTAAGGAGT